ATTTAGTAAATATTAAAAGAGTGATATTAATTATCACTCTTTATTTTAATAAAATCTTTAAGATCGTATTTATTGACAGTATATAAATAATAGCCATGATTAGCACCATATTTATTATAATACTTAATATACTCATCCCAAACGATTCTGTAGTCTGTAGAATGTAAAACAATTAAACCGTCAAACGTAAAATAAAATTCTAATTCGATTTTAATATCTTTGTTCATGTTTACCACCTACCAATTCTCACCATACATTTGAATAAAATAGTTGTGAATGTATTCGTGTTTAACAACACTAGAACGTAAAAGATAATATTGTCTATAACTAATCAAACCTTGATTGTAATACGATTGGATTAGATTCTCACGCTCAGTATCACTAGTGATACCGAGCGTTCTATTTAACTCATTAATCAGACGACTAAGACTAGTGTAATTACTCATAAGTTACACTTTCTTTACAATCCTACAAACTTCTTTAAGGTTGTTATTAATATGCTCATTCAAATAAATATAATCAGAATAATTTATTTCTTTATCGTCATAAATTCTTTCACACATTGCGATACAAATATTTGTGTAATCACTTAAAGCTTGTAATACATTAGGTAATTCGTGCCACCCTTGAATCTTTGCTATTACATCATTGTATTGTGTTTCCAATACTTCTTTATATTTTTGTTTAGTCATATTATTTATTTCCTCCTATTCTCTTTAGAATTTCAATTTCTATTAATTCCATTTTCTTTGAATCGCCTGGTCTATCATATCCAATATATAAATAATGAAATAACAATCCATATGTTTCTAACAAAGTTGAAATCGTATCATTACTAATTATACATTTAAATCTTTCTAGATTATCCATATTATTTATTTCCTCACATTCTTTTTAAAACTTCTTTTCTTAAAACGTCTAATCTGTCTAGAGTACATTTAATGTAATAATCTGAATGCGCTGTGTAATCTAAGTTATCAACTAATGTTTGATAATGTAAATACTCCTCCAATAAACCTTCATCGGTTAATCTTTGTGTGTTGTTCATTTTCTTTTCCCTCTTTTCTTTACACTCATATTATAACACAAGTATTCTAGAATACAAGTGTTTTTGTAATTTCACATAATCCACTACCGACCCACGTGGGTCATTGTTTGGTATGGTGTTAGACAAGACTAATTATGACTGTGTTAAGTTAGATAAGACTAACTAAGATTATGTTAGACTGGATTGTATAGTGTGGTGCTACACATGGTCGTTTGTGTCCACGTACTGTGAACATGTGTTCGTCAATGGGGAACAATCCTATGATGACACTCTTT